TAGCATCAAATGATAGACTCATTAAGTTTTCTAAGAATACGTTTTGTTCTCTAACACACTGCCAATACTTAGAAGCTTTTGTTGGATACTTTGCATCTTGTAAAACAGACATTCTCATTTCTGTTTCTGTTCTAAAAACTTGTTTCTTGGTCCAAGTATCTCTTAACTCAGATGTCATTTCTTTAAACTCTTTAACATCATTAGGGTCAAGCAAATTATTTAAGCTAGGAGCTTCTTTTTCTATTAGTGCATGTATATTTCTTTTTTCAGTCATTATGTATTCCTTTCATTGAATAATCTTAATATAATCATTACTGATTATAAGTCAAGTTAACTTGTAGTGATGCTTCCAGTCCCGACTGGTTCTGTATATTCTTCGGTTGCTGCTGTTACAGGGCTAGCACCTCCAAATTTAATTGCTGCACTAGAAGGACATGATGATGAATTTCCCATTAACTGTACTGCTGTTCCCATGGTTGCTGGGTTAGCACTCCAACTTGTTCCATTATAATTTACTGTAGTGTCTAATTGACCAGGAGAAGATCCTGGATTACCACCAAAACCAATTGCTACTGTTTGAGTACCCGAACCACCTATTCCTTTATTATTTGCTGGTAAGTTTCCTCCTGATGTCCAACTTGATCCATCATATTCTAATGTAGTATCGGTAACACTTCCCGTTCCACCAAAAACTAATCCTGCTGTTTGTATTCCAGCTGTACCTTGTTGTGACCGTGATGCTGGTAAAGCAGTTTGTGCAGTCCAAGATGACCCATCATATTCTTCAACGTTTGTTATATAACGAGGACTAGCACCAGGTCTATCTCCACCTGAAATTAATGCTGCTGATTCTATTCCAATTATTTGTCCTGTAGATCCTGTTGATGCATTTAAAGCACCTCCAGTTGACCAATTAGTTCCATCATATTCTCTTGTTGTAGTTTGATCATAATTTGGAATAGTTCCTCCTCCAGCAATTATTGCTGCTGTTTGAACTCCACACCCTCCCATGTAAGAAGTTGCTGCTGGAATTCCATTTTGAGTTGTCCAACTTGTTCCATTATATTCTTCGGTAGATGTTAAAGAACCTGTACCTGTAGAGTTGGCACCACCCATTTTTAAAGCTGCAGTTTGAATTCCTGCTCCTGCAAGTTGATAAGTTACTGTACTTGCAGTGCCACCTGAAGCCCATGTACCAGCGCCTAAAATACCTGCAACACGCAATGTACTTGCATTATACCATACTTGACCATTTTCTGGACTAGGTGGATCTGCTGATAGATATTTGACTTTTAATCCAATAAGTTCATTATACGTGGACATTATAGATTCCTTACGGTAACGTTATATTTGTTGGTCTACCTACTGACATAGTTTTTTGTTCATCAGTTAATGCGTCCCAAGCAGTTTGAGATGCAGTTATTTCTGCATCAACAATAGCTTGCGCTTCTGCTTTTGTTTTTGTAATGCCATTTTTACCAGCTAACCATACAGCACCTTTTTCGTTATTACCAATAACCCACACATTTCCTGGATATGATGCTAGAAAAAAATCAAGTCTATCTTGACGACTAAAAAAATTCTTACCTGTGTCTGTAGCTGTTCCGTATATAAATAGTGACATAATTTTTATTCCTTTGTTATTAATCTTATATTATAAATTTTTTTCATTATCAACTTGAAGATACTGTTTGTATAGTAACTACTTCTGCAAATTCTTCTGTTTTATTAGTATTAGGATTTGGTGGTGTTGCTCCGCCAGCAATAAATCCTGTTGTGCTTCCTGCTGATCTAGATGAACCTAAACCATATTTTCTACCTTGAGACATACTAGGACCTGTAGCCCAAGTAGAACCATTATATTGTTCACTTGCTGTAGATGTTCCTGATCCTTCTGCTCCAGCAACTATTGCACCTGATTGTAATCCATATCCAGCTCCACAAGCAGAAGGTCTAGCTGTAGCCATAGCTCCGCTAGATGTAAAACTTGTGCCATCAAAATGAAGAGTTGCTGTAGTAACGTTATATCCACCTGCAAGCCATAAAGCTGTTGCGGTTCCATCTGATGCTTGATTATAGTTTCCTGCTGGTAATGAATTAGGATTAGCTGTCCATGAAGAACCATCATATTCTACTACATTTGTAACTCCTGGAGGTGGGTCACCATATCCTCCACATGCAACTGCAGCTGTTTGAGTTCCTCCTCCACCAGGTCCCCCGTAAGCGGGTCCTATCGAAGGTAAAGACCCTCCTGCAGTCCAATCAGTTCCATCATATTCATATGATGCAGTTACAGTTCCATAACCTGCATTACTACCATAAATTAATCCTGCAGTTAAAGTTCCACAAGCTTGACAAACAAAAGTATTAGAGGGTAAATTATTTACGTTTGTCCACGAAGAACCATTATATTCATCTGTTCTATTTTTTGTATCTGATGGATATTGTAATCCACCTACATACCATGCAGCCGTTTGACTTCCTGCAGATCCACCACCTCTAGAATCTTGAGGCAAATTTCCACCACTTGAAAATGCTCCTACTAAAGGAGCTGCTTTAAAAGTATTACTGGTTGTATTATACCAAAGTTGACCTTCAGCATACGCTGTAGGGGGATCACTTGATTCTGATCTTACATATTTTCCAACTAATTCTTTATAAGTACTCATAATTTTAAGAAGTCGTAATTGTTATGGTAGCTGAATTATTTCTAGCTCTTAATTTTTTTGTAATTGAATTGTACCAAACTTGTCCTTCTTTAGGATTAGCTGGATCACCTGCATAAGATTTGATGGCAAATCCTTGAAGAGTTCTATATACCGTCATTAAGCTCCTTAGTTATTCTTTAAGAGCCAGCCTTGTGTGCTATCTACGTAAACTAATGTGTTAGCTGCTCTTTCTGTTGATACTGTTAAACTATCCGTAGATCCTGCAATTTTTTCACTTCCATTTGGATCAACTGTAAGTGCGTTAGAATCAAATGTTCCTGCATAATCTATAAAAGATACTTCGTCTCCAATAGTTCCTGCGGGTAAATCCATTTCTATTGCACCACTTGTAGTATTAATAAAATATCCATTTCCTGCAACTGCTGTAAAAGGTGTAGAAGTCTGTACTGATTGCCAAGAAGTTCCACCTGATATTTCACCCCAAGATAAAACTCCACCTGATGTAGATTTTAAAACGTAATCATTACCACCTGCTACTCCTGCTGGCCATGTAATTGTGTATGATGTTGTAGTGGCTGCTGCTTGTTGTGCAATATATTCTCCACCAGTTGAATCTTGTAATCTAAGATCTCCTTGAGCACCAATATTAAGATTTGATCCATCCCAAACTAAATTAGCTGATCCACCAAAAGATCCAGAGTTATTAAATTGAACTTGTGTATCTGATCCACCTGGAGAAGTTGCAGCACCAAAACCAACATCATAAACTCCTGTGTTAGTTGCTACACCATCAAAATAAACTAGCTTCCAATCTTTATCACCTGTTGCCCAAGTAACTGTTGCACCTGAACCACTTGCTGCTTTTAATTGTACTGTGTATGAACCTGACGTACTGTTTTTAATAAGATAAAAATTTTCTACTCCAACTGGAAAAGTTACAATTTTATTTCCTGAAATTGTTTGTGGAGATTCTGCACCAAAAATAATAACTCTTGTTGCAACTGTAGACCCAGTCCCACCATCTGTTTCTGTTAAAGCTGTAGTGTTAGCTCCTGCACCAGCGGTATTTAAAGTTTGTACTTTATAACCACCAGAGATTTGCTCGATGATATTTAAATTTGTATTTGTTTTTGTTCCCCATGTACCAGCGTTTTCACCAGTTGCCATTAACTCTACGCCAAGAGGGGTGTATGTTGAAGCCATCTTTATTAATCTCCTAGTTTTTA